AGCTGAGGTGTGTCTGACTAACATAATTAAGAACCCTGTAACTGTTCCGATCATTCCCAGAGCCAGACACACCTCAGCTAAGAACCAGCCGATAGGTAAAAATTTATCAAGGTCGCCTCGGAAGTGGTAATAACCACAGCCAACAGTTGCTGATACCCAGACGACCATAATAATAAAACTGATCTTCGTAATGTCTACTATCCAAATATGCTCCCATATTCCAAAGGGAAATCCCAATAGAAAAATTAGCATCTGCATACAGACGATTACCCACCATCGAAGTTGTGAACTAGTAGTTTTCATATCATATCCAGTTAATGTGATAGTTTAATTCTGTTACGAGGATAAACTACCAAAAACCCTAAGCAGTGTTTAGGCTGCTAATGCGAACTGTTCGTCGTTTGCGTTTACGTTTTTTGCTTCTACGACCAGGTTACCCCAATCCTAACGGGTTTCACATTCCCGATTCTCCAGTAGACATTTAACGTCAATCTATAACCAGTTATGCCCCACTTAAGATACTATTTTGCAAATACCTTAAGTGGAGCATTCGAGGATCGAACCCGAGTCTTGTCCGTCATACTTCTACCTTCATCGAATTTTATTATACTCTTGCTTCCTACCTTTAACCCAACCTTCTGGTATATGAGCACTAGTAAGTTTATTCTGTTTTAATACTGTATTATGTATCCAAAATTTACCATAACACCCACTTTTTGATTTTTTACTATCTTTCCATTCTTTAATAGTAATATATCCAATAGGTTCATTGCCGGGAAAATAACGATTTTTCAATAACTCAGACATTGATGGTGTTTTACCTACATACAAACTATCTATATAACAATGAGTGCCTCTTGTTAAACTATTATTAATTTGATGTTTTGACATTTTATCTCTCATTGCTAAATATCTTTCTGGGTCTTCTTTCATATATTTTTGTTTAGCTATATTGGCAAGATTACTGAGTTCTTTAGTTCTTTTATCACCTTTTTTAAATGAACCAGCAGTTCTTCCACCTACTGTCATACTTCCATTTTTTAACTTTTCTCTGTATGCTATAACATTAACTCTTTCGTCAATTGGTAATTTATTAATATGAGCAAATCCACCATGACCGCCTTCATGCATATTATATGATTGTTTAGAAGAAACCATTTCAAGTGTTACTATTTGTTTTTCAAGTATAGCTGCTTCTTCGTTCGTTTCAAAAATTTCAATTATATCTTTTGTAAAATTATCCTTACCATATTTTGCAATAGCTGCTTTAATTAATTTACCAGACCCCATGTAATTATCTTTTTCTGGAATTTTATGTTTTCTTTTACCAACATAAAATTTACCATTAATTAAGTTAGTTATTTTATACACATAATACATAATTTTCTCCTTATGTATTATTTATAATAACTAAATATTGAGATGAGGGGATTTGCACCCCTGTCCAGAACACCTTTGGATTAACTTCATACGATCATAACCTTTCATACTACCTAGCAACTGGCCGAAAGTTCTCACCCACAGCAATGATGCAGAAGTGGGTTTCTGATACCTTTTCAGCAATTGTATAACTAGAATTGTCTTTGTTTATAAGGATCACTAACGGACTTTTATATTCCTTACCATCAATTTTTCTCAAACTAATTCCTTCTGCTACAGGAATCTCTTTAAACTCCATAACTGTATCAGATAGTTTCTTATCTGTAACACAGTATATTGGCATGTTTGCAACTTCAACTTTACTGTCATCGGCATATACCAAAGGCGACACTAAGATAGCTAATGCTGTTAAAAATAGTTTCATCACAACCTCCACTACTATATTTTAAAGGTACCTTGGATATAGTTTACTGCGATATCCTCAGCCTGTTGAAGAGTGAGACCAATCAACACTCGTGTCTCCAATTTTATATTGTCCTGATAAAACTCAACTACAGGAATACTGTCAAGGATATTGACTATTGCTTGTTTTGTTCTATCATCACTAAAGTAATTGCTGATTACATTCATGTTAGTCCTATATCAAATAAAGTTAATGTCACTCTAATAAAAATCCTATTCGATCTCCACACTCACTTGGATAAAAGTTTTTACCTCCGTGCAAGTCTTTGTCGTAGTGTTCTTTCCAAACAGGGATAATTGTTGTTGATGTGTGATTATTGAAGTCATCATTAAATCGAAAATGAACTTCAATTACCTTACCGTCAATAACTTCCAGGTTTATCCACTCATATTTCATAACAATATTTAGCAATACTTTAGGCGGCGAATAGGTATCAACAACTTTTACCCACTTGGAAAACCTATCTAGCCTGTTAAGGTCATTACGAAACCCTTCAGCAGCTAGTGTTTGAACACCAAAGTGATAATCATATGTGATATGGCGGCCTTTGAACTCCTCACACCAAAAGAACCCATTGGGGATTATATCACCATAAGAAGGTCCCAGAGTCATTATCTCAGCACCTCTGCTCATCATCCTGTAGTTGACACATGGTCTGACAATATATTCACCATCTCTTTCAGGTACCAAGCCAGCTGGTCCACAATAGTATCCCAATTGCTTGGCGAGAAGGAGTTTATCTGTTACCCATAAGTCTATAGGATCTACCACGTTCCAGCAATCGACGTCGTCCATATAATTCAGTTCCGTTGCAAAAGATCTAGAAGGGGGCCCAAAGGCCCCCTCATTTAACGTTGTCCTACCATACCAAAAAATTTCATCATTGCCCTTCCTGCTTGAACCATCAAGCGATTTGGATTGCTGTGACGATAAAAGTACTTCACTCGGCCTTTTGTATCGACCCTGCGAGCAGTCTTGATAACGTATCCTGAGTCACGAATCTCACTAATACGAGCTGCAACTGTTTTTGTAGTGGTACCAAGTTGAGCTGCAAATTGAGCTGCTGTCTTTTGCTTACGTTCAATAACCAGTGCCGTAAATATTTTCTGTCTCATACTCATATGTCAAAACTCCTATGATAAATTCACGTACCACAGCGGTACATTGCAATCATAATATAAAACACATGACCAAATCAATAAAACTTTTGATCAGTTACTTTGCGTACATTGAATTGTGTAGATCTAAAAACCCTGCCATTTGAGCTTGACAGTATGATTCTCTGCCAAACTCGAATGTTTTGTAAAGCATGCTTCGATATGAATTCCCTTCTAATTCACCTTTAACAATTCTTTCAACAACTGCACAAAAACATTTCAGCTGTTGATCCTTTGTTAGTGAATCCCAATACGCCTCACGATCATCTCTGATATCGTCCATTGCTTCGTTAAATGAGTTGGAAGTATTACTTAGTTCCTGCATAATGCTTTCTACTTTATTAGTATCGTCCATAATACAAATCCTATCAAAGAAAGTTCAACTATCCCCATAAGAATTAGAGTCATTACATCACATTGCTGCCGTCGACGCATTTCCATTCTTAAACCCCACTTGTCCACCCTCAGCTTCAATCCTTTTTACTACATCTTCAAAGAGGATTGGAGCAAAGTCTGTTTGTTCAACACATACACAATGGTAGCGCACATCGATGAATGGTTCCCTATGACCAAACGGATCATTCTTCATCACGCGGTTGCTATGAAGATGGCCGTGAATGTTAACGCCAAAGCGACCAAGGCTGTCTGAATGTATAGGAATATGAGACAAGATCATCCCGTTCATAACATGGTAAGCACGAAGCTCGCGAAAGTATTGTGAGTACTCACTGTCACGAAAGATGTCGTGGTTACCACGAATCAGAACCTTGTCGCCATTAAGGCGAGCGAGAGTAGATAATGCCTTGCGGTTAATTACCACATCGCCTAAGTGATACACCTTGTCATTTGGCTTGACACGGTCATTCCACGCCTTGACCATGAACTCGTCCATTTCATTAGGGTCGGTCCATGGGCGCAGCTTAGTCACGCCATCATTCTGCATAAACTTGCATACTCCTACGTGTCCAAAATGTGTATCTGAGACGAGCCAAACTGAGGGCATTATGATTCCTTTATAATAAAGTAAGTGGCAGGCTGACACACATTTCATTTAACTTGCGCTTCGATGTTTAACAATCCTGATTCAGGATCCGCAATACCTTTTACACAGATTGACTGATTACCACTTAACTGGGTGTGTCTGGTTGGACTCGAACCAACGGCTTGGTTTACCCGGCAGCAATTAGGCCCTTCGCCATGAACCGGTTCCTGCTCTACCGCTGAGCTACAGACACATAAACTTGGCGCACCGTAGGGGACTTGAACCCCTGGCCTCTTGCGTGACAGGCAAGCGATCTAACCAACTGATCTAACGGTGCAAAATATTATTATAGAGAGTACTACCATATCCTTTTAAGCGCATATAACTTCACGCTCCCAATCTAATGTACGACCTATCACGGGTCTATGTCAGATCATGACATAATAAAAGAAAGGGATAAGTCACCCTCG